CCACCACCGCACGGGGGGAAACTCAGAAAGGTTCCTCATCAGTCAACTCAACAGCATTGAAGGTTTCCTTCAACTCGTCAACCGCTGATCCTTTCTTCATGCGAACCAGTTTACCGATTTCGTTGGCGACAATCTCGACACGCTTACCTTTCGTGCCGTCCTTCTTCTCGTAGTCCTCAACCTGCAAGCGGCCCTGCACCATGATGCGGTCACCTTTGCCGATCAGTTCGACCACGCCTTCAGCTTGGTCACCGAACACCACAACGTCGTACCACGATGTTTTCTTCTGGTCGTCTTTGCCTCGTGTGTCAGCCAACGAGAACTTCAGTACGGCGAGTCCAGCTCCCGTGTATTTCAGTCCTTCGGGTTGGCGTCCGACGTTCCCGATTACTGTAATGGTATTCATGTATTCCCTTTCAGGTGTTTGAATGATTCCCGTAGCTTGACGAGATCTGCTGTTGTGACGATGCCGCTGAGATCTACTTGGGCATGGTCGGCCACGCGGTCGTGGTCAAGATTGTTTTCGGCGCATACCTTCACAAACTTTTCGAGTGCGTCCGGGTTGGCTGGTCGTACCGGTTCGTCCGACGAGAACTGGCTCTTTGATTTGGCTGCTTTCGGTTTGGTGACAGCTTTTGTGGGGACGGCACCGAGGTCTTCCCATTCGGCTTTCGTCCACAACGACAGGGCGATACCGTAACGCATCGCACCGTTACGAATCGCATCGCTCAACAATTCCTTTGCCTGGTCGCTCTTGCGATCCTCAACGGAGCCGACACAGTAGCGGGTGTGGCCGAGCAACGTCATCCAGAATCCTGCTTGAACCATGTTGCCGATGGTGACACGCGCCGGTAGTCCAGCTTCATCGTAAGCGGCGGGTTCGATTGTCCATGTCGGATCGACGCCCAAGAGGATACGGGTTACGTCAGCGTGGCCGATGTAATCCAATTCGCGTCCGCCCTTCGGCAACTTGGACACAATCTTCGGATCGGGTACCGCATGATCTTTCAGAATCTTGCGTAGCCCATCAAGGTCTTTCATTACTTTTCTCCTTTCACACGCAACACACGGAACGTGCTGCTCTTTGTGTATTCCTCCGCCAAACCAGGATGATCGGCGGCGAACCTCTTGCTATCGAACGACGAACGTGACTGATTCTTCCATGTCACCATCGCCGTCCCATCCACCAAACCTGTGTCAGCATCACCGAGCAGGCCAGCGATCTTCGCTTTTAGTTCGTCCTCAATAGTGGACAGCTCTTTCTTTTGGAACTGCACATCTTTCAACTCGGACAGCAGGTGAGCGTATCCGCTGATGTCTGCCGTGTTGCTCGATGCTTCCGGGTAGGTGGACACGATGTCGTCGTAGGTTGCCGGCCACTCCGGGTTTGCTTCACCCATCCGCAACCAGAACACGAAATCCTGTACCGCCAGAATGTGTTGCAGCTTCTCATCTTCGGTGACCGCCTGCTCGTAGAGATGCAAGCTGAGTGTCGCATCAAACACCGCCCAGGTGATCGTGTCCACGTTCGCACACAACGCCTGCTGGACACCTTGCCAATACCAGTAGCGAGGCAACACGCCATCCCATTCACGGTTGTAGGTTTTGATCTCGACCACTACTTCGGGTCGGTCGGGACGCATCTCATACGAGTATTCGTCCACCGCATCCAACGTCGCAATCATTGGGGCCGTGTCGTTCTCAATCGCATACATATACCGTGGCTCGACAAGACGCATACCGAGCCGGTCGGCAGCCCAATCACGGATCGTTGGTTCCAGCCTGTTACCACGTTCCATCGCAGCGTTTGTGATCGACACCGGAGGTTCCGGCAACTGCTTCTCAGCGAACAGCTGATGCCTGGTTTTGAACCTATGTTCACCATGTACCGCTGCTGCATCCGACGCCGAGATGACAGGTCTACCGTCCTCGTCTCGATGTCGAATCCTCAGCCACTCCATTGAGCCGTGCTGAGGTTTAGGGATGAGATTACCCATCAGAAAACTCCTTTCAGTTGTCCCACACGTTCTACCTTAGGGGTGTTGCACGCCTCTGTCAACCACCAAGTTCTTCGGTGAACGGATCAATCGGAATCGCATACGCCAACGAATACACAGCTGTCACGCACGCCAACGGAATATGGTTGATGTCCGAAACCGTCTCCGGTTCCATGGGATCGTTCATCACCGTCCCACAAATCGTCAGATAGCCAGGCTTGCAGTCAGGCCAAATCCAACCAACCGTCATCGGCATACACGTCCCAGGAACATAATCCTCGGTTGAAGTCCAACCTGGCCCATCCTCGCCAGTATGAGCGTCAGCCCATTGAACAAGAACTAGCTGCCATTGACCGTCATCGGGGTCGAACTTGTCTCCGTTGCCCTGTTCCCAAGCGTTGTTTCCCTCCGCACTCTGGGCATCGTCGTTCTCGTCGGTCATATTCGGCTCCGCACTCAGGGCAATCTATAAAGTCGTTGGGATTGGACACCCGTACAGTTTACCTCTCCACCAGGCACGCCCTGAGTGGATCGGCACCTGTTCATACCAGAACTCGCCGTCGCCAGGCTGATAGGTGACAACACCCACACCCTGCTGCCAGTCTTCCACTATCTGTAGCGGTCGCCCGTCCAGGTCGAGGCCGCCTTTCGTAGACGGAACGCTGCCATCACATCGCGCAAGACAGCCAGGTGATGCCGCCATGATTGTCTTCGGCCCATCGAAATCTTCACGGCTACGTTCCGCCCATTCGCGTCGGTGGATGTGACCGTAGAGGACGCTGACCTTAGAAGTAGCCAAAAATTTGTGGGCCGTGCTTCCCCCCGAGGCAACCTTGTCACCGTGAATGACTCGGAGTCGCTCGTTGATCCAGTACGAGCCAGCGGGATACCCCGGTCGATAGTCAATCTGTGCTTCATCCATACGTAGCAGGAAAGGCACAGATAAAACGGGGAGAGAATCAGGTGCAAGACCACGCTTGATACCGAACGCTGCTTTGAGATTCTCGATGGTCGCCGCTGCAATACGAAGTTCATGGTTTCCTTCAATCCAAATAATCTCTGCTTCTGGTGCCAATGCTCGCAACCGAAAACACAATTCGGTGGCCCGGTCAATACTGGCCTGGGTGGTCTGGGCATACGCTGGACTGAGCCGATATTTACCAAACTCAGGGGCGTCCAAGTTGTCGCCCACCAAAACAATCTTGTCAGGCCGAGCCGCAGCAATAATCTGCTCCGCCACGGTGATCGCAGCCTCGTCATGAGTGGGTTCCAGATCGCCGTCTGCGCCACGGAAATAGCCAATCTGGATATCCGGTAGCACCACCGCCACCTCATACCCCTCAGGGCGAGGCAACGGTTTCGGCAAACGCACCGTCACTTTCGTCGGCGGCCCCTGACGCACCGTCTCCCACGCGGGGCCACTCTCCCACGCAGGAGAGAACTGGACTCCAAGCAAGTCGTGAATTTCCGCCTCACCATCCTCGTTCTTCGTGAGGCTCTGATAGTCCGACACACGCTGGATCTTGCCGATCTCATCAACGGATATTCCCTGCCGGTCAAGTAACGCCGCCAACTTACCCAACGTTTCACGGCTCGGCGGAGGCGGCCCGTCAGCCAAACGATCTTCAAGACCCACAAGTACACTCCCTCAGGACATGACGGTTCACCGTCTGACGTGCGATCTCATACCCCTCATCAGCCAGCACACCAGCCAGCCAGGTAGCGGTATACGGTTCTTGCCTCGACTTACGGCGGTTCGGATCTATCCCACGGATCTGATCTATCGCCTGCTGCAACGCCGCAGACTCACCCGAAGGCAACCCGTCAAGAAGCCTTCCGACTGAGCATTTCCGGTGATCCACAGCAGGCACGACCGCCAGCCGTTCTGCGAGTCCCATAATCCTCCAATCTAGCAATCAGCCACACCAGATGGTCGGCTTCTTGCTGTCCTCTCGGCATCACCCGAGACAGATAGTAAGTGATTTCAGGGATGAGTGGACTAAGGCTCGCATCCAATGTCAAGCACCCTTTCGGAAATAATGCTGTGGGCTGGGGTTATTTATCGTGGGCGTGCCACGTGATGTGGTCGTCAATCCGACCGTCAATCTTCTCGATCTTATCTTCAATACGGTTCAACACTCGCTGGTTCTCGCCGTGCTGTTCCGTGTTTCGTTTATCGAACCTGGTGAGGAACCACATGACCGGCCCGCCGATACAGGCAACAAGGATCGGCACCCACCACGGCTCCACTTGGCATCAGTTCCCGAACGCTTCGTCGGCTTCAGCGTCGGTCAGCACACCATCATTCATGTACCCGACAGCCAACTTCTGCACAATAGGCAACAGCGAAGCAACACCAGCCAACACAGCAGCCTTCCATACGGCGATACCACCAAGCAGGCTGGCCCCACCAACCACCACCAAAACATTGTTGCCGAACGTAGCAACGAGACGGGTCACAATCTTCTTCATAACAGCCTATTGTACTAGATCGTCCGGTCAGGCTTTGAGGTCAGGGAAAACTTGTAAAGCCAATTCGACAGCAGCGGGTGGCTTGTCGCCGCACACATATCTGA